CATCCGCCGGCGCAATGCAGACCACCGGCACCAGGCGCCAGCTGCTGGCATCCAGCTCGAGGCGCCGCAGGCCTGCAGCTGCTGTTGCAGGATCCAGCACCAGCCAGGCCGCATCAGGCTGCATCGTTGTCCTGCCGCACGGGTCGAGATAACAGCCGGATGGGCTCTCGATGATCCAGCCGTGGCGGCTGATCCAAGATCGCCTGCAGCTCATCACAGCAGCGCTCGATCGTGTCGATGGTGCGCCCGCAGCTGAGCAGCTGACCGATGTCGCCAAGGGTGACGACGGCTGGCATGGCGTTGAGCTGCAGCTGCTGGAGATCGCTGGCCTGCTGGCAGGCATCAACGGCACGGCGGAGCAACTGACGAAAGTGGGGATCATTCACTGATACCCCCTGCCGCTTCGATGCTGAAGCGATCGATGAACTCGAGGTGCTTGAGCTCGGTGATCAGCGGAATGATGGAGCGTGCATCCCGATCAACGCGGAAGGCATCACGGAACGAGATGGTGAACGCCTTCCTGGTGGCCGCATCCATCGCCTTGCACATGGCCACCGCGGTGGCCTTCTGCTGATCGTCCAGCAACTGGCTGGCTGGCTGCTGCTGCTCGGGTTCGGCTTCGGGTTCTGGATCGACAGGTGCCGCCGGCCGCACTGCAGGGCAAACGACCGGAGCGGGATCGCCCCCCCCCTCAGGCTCGGAAGTCTGAGCGGCAGGTTGGAGCGCAATGCCGAGCAGGCCAGCCAACAGCTGGGCGATGTTGTCACCCACCGCTGCGGTTTCCGCGCCGCCCTGGTGGCGAAGCATCACCTGCACCAGTGCTGGGTCGTCATCACATGGCCGGCTGAGCCAGGCAAAGCCGTGAGCGTTGGCCTTGCGCGCCGCTTCGATCGGGCTCAGGCCCGGCTGGAAGCTGGACTGCACAGCAGCCAATGCGGTGCTGAAGGCTTGATCAGCCTCAAAAGCTCGAAGCGCCAGCTCCGTGCTCAGAGGTGGTGTTGAGTGCATAGCGAATCTGCATCACCCGCGCACCTTACCCGCTCGGTATGCCGACTGGCAACAAGTCAGGCCGCGCTTGGTCGCACTTCCGACTTGAGCTCCGCTTCCCACTGCGCCAGCCAGAGTGCCGGCTGCCATTCCGATGCCGCTGGATCCCAGCCCAGCGCCAACTGCTCCGGAGTCCAGATCAGCTGCTCATCGAGCACATCAGCCCAGTCGCGGCGGCTGGCGACTGGTGCCATCTGCCGCAGCTGATCCAGGCCGCGGCGGCCGGCACCGGTCTGGCGTGCAATCCGCCTGGCGGCAGTCGCCCAGCTGGTGCAGAGCTCCTCAGCCTGCTCAGTGCTGAGCAGCGGCGCTGGGTTGTGCTTCGGTGGTGCCAGCCAATCCGGTGGTGCCAGCAACCCGGCACGGCATGACCAGAACTGCTCTGGGCCCCATGGGTTGCCGTCCTGGTCGGTGATCGCGCGGCTGGTCTTCAGCTGATCCAGCAGCTTGCGGGTGCGCACACCGCTCCAATCCTGAGCGTGAACCAAGGCATTCAGGCTCGCCAGGGACAGGAACAGACCCACGCGTGGGTTCTTGGTAAGGCCGCGCTCGAGCTCCGAGAGGCCGCTGTGGCAGATCGCTGTGAGGCCGGCCTCCTTGGCCCAGTTGACAGCGGTGTACTGCGTCCAGCCGTTCATCAGACGCCAACGCCTGAGCATCGCGCCGAACTCATCCGCGGCGGCGTCCTGCTGCTCCTTGGTCAGGCTGTAGACCGACATTGCTCCCGCTCCGTTGCCATACCCAAACGGTACGGGGCGGGGATGGGTTGCGGCAACTGCGTGGTGCTGATTGCTGCAGTTCAGACTCAGAAGCCCGGCAGCTTGACAGCGCGAGCTGCTCAGGCTCAGAGTGCTGAGCATGAACGCAGCCACCGCTCTACTTCGGATTGTTGCCCGGGCGGTCGCGCAGCCGGACTTCGATCCTGTCGGAATTGCCGACATAGAGAAGCTCAGAGCACAGCTCAAGCAGCACTGCCCGGAGTTCTTCGTCAGTGGCCCCGGCCATGATGTCCGGCCGCTGCAAAGCCATTCGGAAATCAGCCCAGTTCGCTGAGGCGATCGGCGGTGGTGCCAGCAGCTCAAGCCGCATCGCATCGATGGTTGGCACCAGGCCCGGCACGCCCTGCGCATTGAGCGCCTCCAGCTGCGCCAGCTGCTGCCGCTTCTCCACCTGCTCCGGTACTTCCTGCGCCGGCTGGCTGGAATAAGCAGCAACGGCATCACCCATGGCCGCGGCCGCTGCGCACAGCTCCTCGATCACCTGCTGCTTGACCTTCCACTCAGCCAAGCCGCGGCCGTAGTGGCTGCAATGCAGGTTCGTGCATTTCAGGCGTGGACGGCCTGCTGCCATTGCGTAATGCAGCGCCTTGCTGCAGAAGCTGCACCGCACCATGCCGGAGAACACGCGCAACACCCGCGGCGCCCTGGTGCCACCAACCCGGCGTGCATCCAACAACCGCCGCGCCTGCTGCCATTCCTCCCAGCTGATCAGTGGGGTCACACGGCCAGCCTCGTTGTTGACAACGCCTCGCAAGATCGGATTGTTGATCCAGCGGCCAAGGCCTCGAGGGCTCCACTGCAACCCATGGCGCCGGATCGTTGCCGGCATGTTGAACTCCAGCGCCGCCAGCCTGTCCCACAGCTGACGCGCATCCCTGAACCGCTCAGGGTGGATCACCACCTGGCTGCCGTCGTAGGCGTACCCAAACGGCACCCGACCACAGGCGTAGTGGCCCTGCGCCTTCCTGCGCGCAAGGCCGTTGCGGATGTTGATCGCTTTGATGTCGCTGTCGATCTCATTCACCAGCGACAGCACGCCGGTGAGCAGCTTCCCCGATGGATCGGCCGTATCAGCCGGCGTGCCATCCAGCAGCTGCACCTCAACGCGCAGACGCGCGCACATGCGCAGGAACGGCACATCTTCACCACGGCGGCTGAGCCGTGACAGCGAACAAGCCACCACGCGGCGCACCTGGCCGCCAGCCACTAGGGCAAGCAGTTCATCCCACCCGGGCCGGCTGGCGTCTTTATGCGCGCTGCGGCGCTCAGCAATGACGCGATCACAGCCGGCTGCCTTGAGCTGCTGGACCTGCTCAGCGATGCTGATGTCCTGCTCGGCCTTGTCGGTGCTGACCCTGGCGTAACCGATGATCACAGGCGCGCAGCCGCTTGATTGAGCGTAGTGCTTTGACGGCCTTCTCCAAGCAGAACGCCTGCTATGCACTATGCTGTGTGAGTCACCAGGCGCGGGCGCTGCCCCCTGGCGATCAACACAGCATTCACACCCATGACCATCACATGCCTCGCAGCATGGGCACTGGCCCTGCTGCTCCTGCCATTCACCCTGCTTGCCTGGGCCAGCGAGTCACGCAGTCAGCGCGCACGCCGCTGGCGCCGCTCAGGCCTCACGCAGCAGGCCATCGCCACACGCCTCGGCTGCTCACGCTCCACCGTTCGCAGGCTGCTCGCTTAGGTGCTGTTGTTGCAGCCATGCTGAAGCAGCCACCACCCTGGACCCATGCGCAAGCCAATCGCTGATCCAGATGCCGATCTCGCCGCAGCCTGCCGGGAGTGGCTCAAGGGCTGCAGCTGCGCACCAGCCACCAGCCCACAGGATTGCCCGGAATGCACAAAGGCATTCCTCGAGGCGCTGCTCAAGCGGGCTGAGCGCCATGGCATCCCGATCGGCGGCAACGCACTTGATGCCACCAAGAACCAGTCCGAGTGCCGCCCATAAACAGCCACCCACAAAAAAGCCACCTGCTGTCACGGCAGGTGGCAGGTTTCCCACTCGGAGCTCCATCAGCTCGCGATCAACCTATCCACCGCACCGGCGACCAATACACCTCCTCCCGTTCTGGCTGCGGCCAGCAGCTGCACGCCATCAGCCGCGCACGCAGCTGCTCACGCTGTTCATCCGTCAGCAGGTGCTCGATCGGATCCAGCACCACCGCATCAGGCCCCGCCAACCAATCCGGCCATCGATCGCAGCCATACACCCACTCACCACCGCCTGGTGCCACTGCGCCATGCAGTGGGCCCATCACGCCATCAGCGTGCCACCAGATCGCCAGCTGCCAGCCGTTGGCCATGTCGATCCGCTGCACACCCCATCGCACTTCAGACACCGGCCGATCAGCCACCAGCGGTGCGCCAGCAGCAGCAGCAGCCAACACCGCAGCCATTGCTTCCCTATCAGGCCGCAGCGGACGTTCAGCGACCATCAGCACCCAGCAGCTCAACGGCGTGGCGTTGCCCCTTGCGCTCCACCCACCGAAATGCCTCCTTAGGCAGCAGCACCTCGAGCGGCTGGATGGTGTAGAAGCGGTGATCGCAAATCAGGCAGTGCCGCCTGCGCACCACACGACCATCAGCGCAGCTGGTGGTGCTCACCACATGCAGCCGGCTGCTGCTGCACTCTGGGCATCGCATCAAATGATCGTCCTGGTCGCGTGGTTGGGATCAGATTCATCCAGGTGGCACTCCGGGCCAAACCCGGTAGCCAGCAGCTCTGCCGATGCAGCCGCTGGCGGTGCCTCCCGCTCGGCATCCTGATCACTCAGGCTGGCAAGCCATGATTCCAACGCCTCCCTCATAGGGATGGTTCTGGGCAGCTTCAGGAACCGCCGCAGTTCTGCTGCTTCACGGCAGAACACACTGGCACCACCTGAATAGGCGATGAAGTACCGGCCGTTGTGATCACGACTGGTTTCAATGAACTGGTGCTGACTGAGCCGCAAGGCATCACGCTTCATCGGTGTTGTCCCATTCGGGCATCAGCGTGGCGCTCAGGAATTGAGCATCAGGGCACAGCTCCTTGCCACTGGTGATGGCGTGCGCAAGGTCACGGGCCATCAGGTGGAGCGGTGGGGCATGGCTGAATGCCACGCGGTACAGCTGGAGTGGTTTCAAGGCAACCTCAGCAGCAACGGCAGCAGGCGCACAAAGGCCACTTTGAGGCACAGCTCAACCGCTGCGCCGAGGGCTAGCAGCAGTGCGATTGTGAGCAGTTCAGTCACAGCAGCACCTCACGACAAAGGCCATGACCATGGTCATCAACGCCAGCCAGGGATGATTGCCGAGCATTAAACAGGCCGTGGCAATCATCAGCGCCCAAATTAGATACCCCATCATTCTTCCACCTCCCAGCCAGCTAGCTCGCCGGCAGCTTCGAGCGTCAGCCGCCGCGCCAGCTCATGAACGCTCAGCTGCGGTTCACGCTGGTGCATCACGATGATCTCAGCCGCCAGGTGCTCAAGCACCGAGGCCATGCCTGCGCGGCGGCGAGAGGAGTTGATGCTGATCGTGTTGAGGGCTTCCTCGTAGGCCACCACACAGCGGCCGAGCAGGGTGTTGTCCATCATCACTCAGCCTCCTGAGTCTGAGCATCACCAACCAACAAGTATCCGCGCAGCCATTGCTCCACCTCTTCAACCACAGCAGCTGGTACCAACCGCGCACCTAACGGATGCCACCGCCGCTCATCCCACCACCCGCCTGGTAGCCATGCTGCACATTGATCCAAAAGCTTATGGCCTTTGCGGCCGCGGCGGACAAACGTCACCAGCCAGCAGCCATTAAGACCAGCTCGCGCGGTAACCGTCAACTGCATCTCGGGGTCGTCAAAAACCTGAAGACTTGGGGTCATGGGTTGGATGGAAATGGGGTGGGGTGAGTGAGTGAGGTGCGCGCCCAAAAGGACCCTGCGGTCAGAGGCGCGAGAACTTGCTCAGGCTAGCAACCTCGTAGACTTGCCGTCTACACTGGGTCGGAACACTGAGCCAAATGCACCCCGTACCCGTTCGCCTCACGCCGCAGCAGGCCTCCTGGATTGAGCGCCAAACCCGCTGCGGCAGCCTCACCCGATCAGCCGCCATCCGGCTCTGCATTCAGCGGGCAATGGAGTCCCCCCTGCCGCTTCTGGCTCAGGCTCCCGAGTCGGAACACCGCAAGTGATGACCCTTACCCCTGAGCTCCTTGCGGAGCTCCAGCTGGTTGATTCCGACTGGCAGCTCATCCCATGCGATGGCCTCAAGCGGCCCGTGGACCCCAACACCGGCATCGTCAAAACGGACTGGTGCCACAGCACCTACGACGCCGATGGAATTGCCGAGCTGGCGGATTCCAGCTTCGTCAAGGCCGTCGGCCTGGTGCTCGGTGAGCCGTCCGGCGTGATCGCCGTGGACTTCGATGGCACCGGCGCCGTGGCCAAGTTCAAGGAGGTCTACGGCCGCATCTGGTCCGACCTGCCGCCCACCGTGGCCTGGAGCAGTGGCGTGATCAACCGCCGCCAAATGGCCTTCAGGGTGGCGCCTGATCTGTGGCCCCATCTGCGCGGCCGCAGGGTCTGGCACAACGACGCCGGTCGGACCGTGCTGGAACTGCGCGGCACTGGCCACCAGTCCGTCATTGCTGGCGCGCACCCTGATACCGAGGGCTACCGCTGGATCGATGGCCGCTCCCCTGCTGAGCAGCAGGTGGCCGATGCACCGGATTGGTTGCTGTGGCCAATGCTGAAGGCCTCAACCGAACCCGCGGCAGCGGAGCACCAGCCGGCCAGCGAGGCCGACATTCCCCGGGCACAGGAGCTGCTCAAGCACATCCCCCCCTGTGATGACTACGACCGCTGGCTGCGGGTCGGCATGGCCCTGCACAGCGTCTCCGCTGGCCTGATCAGCGACTGGGTGGACTGGTCCAAGGGCTGCAGCAACTTCGACGAGGAAGAGTGCATCACCAAGTGGCAGAGCTTCAAAAGCTCCGGCACCACCATCGGAACCCTGCACTACCTAGCCGATACCCTCGGTGGATTCCGCTACCGCCGCCCGCAAGGTGAGCAGCAGCCGGGAAAGTCATCAGGCGCAGCCGCTGACGCCGGAGCGGCTGATCCAACCGAGCCACCACCGGCCACCTACCGCGAACTGCTGACGGTGACGCTGGCAGCCATCCGCAGCCAGGACGACGACACCGAGATGGAAGCGCGCGCGGAAATCATGGCGCGATTTCGGCGCACTGATGGCCAGATCAATGCCGCCCTGTTCCGCCTGCTCACCGAGCAGGAGCAGCACCGAACCGGCACAGCAACAAAGGAGCGGCCCACCTATCGATCGATCGACCTCTCCAAGGTGATCAGCCTTGATTGGCTGCTCGAGGGCTTCCTGCCTGCCAACGATCAGGCCCTGCTCTATGCGCCAGCCGGCGCCGGCAAGACCACCGCAGCACTGGCAATGGCGTTCGCCATCATCGATGGCACCGGCTTTCTCGATCGTGAGGCGCAGCCGCAGGCCGGCAGCGTCCTGATGATCGCCACCGACTCAGGCCCCGCACCGCTCATCCGCACCCTGCAGGATCTGGGCAAGGCCGACCATCCGGCGATCAGTCCAACCCATGACGGCTTCCGGCTCCATGTCTGGGCTCACGATTCCGATCAGGCTGCACTGGGTTGGGACGCCGGCCTGCGTGGCTGCCTGGCGCTGCTTGACTTCGTGCAGAGCCAGAAGATCGCCCTGGTGATCATCGACAGCTGCAAGGCCGCCACCAGCCGCGCTGATCTCAACTACTGCGACAACGGCCAAGTCACGGCGCTGCTCACCTTCGTCAAGGAGGTGATCTGTCAGCACACAGCGGTGCTCTGGCTCAACCACGACGGTACCGGCGGCGGTGAGGCGGCCGGCGCCAAGGCATGGAAAGAGATCCCCTCCATCGTTCACGGCATCCAGCCGGTCATGGAAGGTGGCGACGATGAAGGCTTTGAAGGACCGCCGGATAAGTCAGCCGGCAAGAAGCGCATCAGCACATGGCGCCGCACCTGGATCGTGCGCAAGTGCCGGCAGGGAACAGCTCGGGAGTTCAATTACCAGATCGACGAAGACACCGGCCGGCTCGCCGTCACCGCCATGACCGAGGTGATCCGAGACGTGCGCCATGGCGTCAGGACGCTGCTCTGGGAGGCTTTGCAGTCCGGCAAACCATCGCTGCATCGGCGGGAGATCATCGCTCAGCTCGGCAAAGCCAAGGGCTACAGCAGCGGCTCGGTTGCCAACAGCCTCACCCGGGCCAGCGGCGGCAGGCGGCCCATGGTCGCCAGGGTTGCCTCAATGCCTGGCCACTGGAAGCTCACCCCAGTCGCACGGGAATGGCTCGAGCGGAACGGCGATCAGCCCATGCCGCCGTGATCCCCCTTAATAGCGTCCGTTCCAATGTGACTCTATGTCCTAAAAACCCTGTCATAGAGAGAGTTTTAAGCAGATCACCAGGCAGTCATCATGTGACTCCGCTAGTCCAATAAAGGAATTGGCACACCGTAATCACATGATGACTGCCTGGTGACAAGGCCAAACCCCAGTCAGGCTCAGGAGTCTGAGCCAGTGGAGTCACAAGTGCGCATTCACTTCGCGCGCGCGACCCTCACCACCCCCACCCATCCATGCCCACCCCCACCCACTGGCTGCCGCCGATCGATGGCCTGCACCGCCGCGATCCTGAACACCGCTACTGGCTAGGCCAGCTGGAGTTCCCCATCAGCGTCACCGGCGTCATCGGCTGCCTGAAATCCGACTTCGCCATGCAGCGGATCATGGCCACACGCTCCACCTGGGAACCCAGAGGCAACAACTGCCACCGCGCCCTTGAGCTCATGCTCGGCACCACCGCCGGCTCACCCTGGGGCATCGAACAGATCCGCCATGCCATCGCTGAGCTCGGCGCCCTGGCGGTTGGTGATCACAGCACCTGGATCCAGCCGCTCCTCGAGCACGACCGCTGGCACCAGCTGCAGGTGATCGCCAGCGAACGCCCCACCTGCTGCATCCGCCGCAAAGTCGCCGGCACCTATGACGCTGCCTACATCGATGAAGACGGCCGGCGCATCCTGGCCGACCTGAAGAGCCTGGGCGAGAACGGCGCCACCTACAGCACCGCAGCACAGCTGGGTGGATACATGGCGCTGGAGGCCACGCACGGCCATCACTACGACGCAGGGCAAACCATCTGGTGCCGTCCTGGCTCGACCACCTTCAGCCCCCTCTACAGCCGCTCTGAGTGCCTGCTGGCGTGGGCTGGCGCCTGGGCTACCTACAAGGCTCGGAATGCTGATCCGCCGCCGTTCTGATGATTGCGGTCGCCATACCGACCGGATAAGGTGCTCCTGTTCCTTCACCCCACCCCATGACCCTCGCGCCCGCTCAGCCTTCTCAGCTCGATCCCGCCAGCCTCTCCGAAGAAGACCTCCTCCTCCACCTCGAAGACCTCAAGGCAGCGCTCACCAAGCTCAAGGACACCGAAGACCTCCTGCTCGATGAGCTCTCCAAGCGCATGGAGGCCGGCGACATCGACCCCACCTTCTCCCACAACGACTGGGCCTTCTCCTGGTCCGCAGGCCGCACCTCCTTCTCCTACCCCGATCACGTTCAAGCACTGGAAGCGCAGACCAAAGCAGCCAAGAAGGCCGCCGAAGCTGATGGCACCGCCACCCGCTCCCTGGGCCGTCCCTTCTGGACCATCCGCGCACCCAAGCCATGAGCGACACCCTCGAGCGCATCCGCCGTCAGCTGGATCTCGTCATCGAAGAAGCAGCCGATGCCATCGAAGCCGACCGAGCCCTGGCCGCTCACGCCATTGAGCTGGCCACCAGCACCCTGCCAACAGCGCAGGCCTATGAAGCCGGCCGGCGTGATGAACGCACTCGCATCCTTTCCCTGATCGAGGAGCAGCTCAGCAGCCTGTCCAAAGCAGGCATCAACGCAATCAGCCTGGCAACCCTGAGCCGCACCATTACCGCCGAATGAATCCACAGAAGGCCAAGGGCAGCGCCTTCGAGCGCCTTGTCTGCTCCTACCTGGCGGAAGCGGTCGCGTGCGAACGCATCCCCGCCGGCGCAACCCTTGACCGCGGCGACCTCTGGACACCACAGGCCGCCATCCAATGCAAGAACCACCGCGCCTTATCGCTCGGCGCCTGGCTGGATCAAACCCACCACCAGCAGCGCAATGCCGACAAGCCCTACGGCTTCCTCGTCGTCAAGCGCAAAGGCACCACCGACCCCGGCGAGCAGTTCGCTATCTGCTCGACATCACAACTCCGATCCCTACTCCATCAGCTCCAATGAAGACCACCATCCTGCTGGCCATCGTCCTGGCCGCTTTCGTCTACTCCGGCCACAGCGAAACCACCGCCAGCCGCTGCATCGGCCCCACCCCTGACGCCTGCCAGCGCTTCTGATGCACTTCACCCTGCAGCACTACTGGGTAACGATCGAGATCGAACGCGGCCGCACTGCTGATCGCCGCATCACCGCTCGGTCCCCATGGGCTGCACGCTGGCTCTACACCCAGCTCCACCCTGCTGAGACTGTGCTCATGGTTCGGCAGGTGAAGTGATGGCCAGGGTATCCGTCACCCTCCAGGGCATTGATGAGCTCAAGAAGCTCCAGGCCTTCCTATCCCCTGACACCTTCAGCAAAGCCCAGAAGGGTGGCATCCTCTATGCCGCCAAGGCTGTACCCCCAGCAGTCGCCAAAGGCATCACCTCCGCCTACAACTTCACCAGCGCCCGGGTCAAGAAAGACATCACCGGCGTCAGGCTTTCGCCTGATGGCGACACCGCCACCATCGGCTTCTCACGACGCCCCCCAACACTCACCCAGGTCAAGCCCAACCCCGGCAAACGTGGCAAGCAACCTGGCCTCGGACGTGGCAAGGGCTGGGGACCAGCCAAGGGTGGCCGGCCTCTCACTGCCACCGTGATCAAGGCAGATGGTCGTCAGACCTTCACCGGTGCGTTCATCGCCACAGGCAACAGCGGCAACCAGGTGGTGCTGCGCCGCGACAGCAAGGGCAATCTCTACAGCGTCTATGCACCATCAATCGGTGCGATCTATCTGGGAAGCTCACGCGTCGGTCAGGCGTTGCGTGCTGATGTGGCTGCGCGCATCCAAGAACAGTTCACCAAAGGATTCGAGCGCGCACTCGGCCAAGCGGCTCGAGGGTTTGGCCGCCGATGATTTTGCGGGTCCCTCTCGCCGGGTTTTAGTGCGGGTCCAACGCGACCCACTTTTTCGCTTGAGAACGCTTCGCAACAAGGCGACCTCGTGGGGCTGGAGCGCGCACGATCCCCTGAGTTGTCACAGGCACCTTGTCACATGTTCCATAGCCTGCGACAAGGTGTGACAAGCCGGCCTTAGTGCTGATCAGCATTCCAGAAGCAGCGGCGCTGCTGGGCCTCAAGAGCAGAGGCAGCATCTACCGGAAGATTCGCAAGGGTGAGCTGGATACAACGCCGGGGCCTGATGGCAATCCGCTGATTGAGCGCGATCGATTGGAGCAGCGATGGGCTGCCATTACCAGGACGCGGACCGATTCACCGCAGCCATTGCGGCCGGCGGCCGAACGCACCAAGCCAGCCAAGGCGAAGGCTGCAAAGCAGCCGCCACCGGCGCAACCTCGTGAGCTGCCTGTTGATCTGCCGGCCTACAACGACAGCCGCGCGCGGACTGAGTACGAGAAGGCCAACCTGCTGGAGCTGGACCGCAAGACGAAGGAAGGTTTGCTGCTGCGGCGTGAGGATGTGGAGCTGGCGTGGGGGCAAGCGGTGAACATCACCCGCACCAGGCTGTTGGGTGTACCGAGCACGGCGAAGCAGCGGATCCCGCACCTTGAGATCGAGGAGGTGGAGCTGCTGACCACGCTGATCCGCGAGGCGTTGGATGAGCTGGCGGCTGGTGAGGTGAAGGGATGATCACCGCCGACGTGTCGGAACTGACGAGGCAGATCCTGGCTGGGTTCAAGCCACCGCCGCGGCTGCGGCTTAGCGAGTACGCCGACGAGTATGCGGTGATGACCGGCAACGCAGCTGAGAAGGGCCGGTGGAGCACGCTGCCGTATCAGCGCGAGATCCTTGATGCGTTCACTGATCCGGCTGTGGAGACAGTGGCGATCATGAAGTCTGCCCGGGTGGGGTGGACCAAGATGCTGGGCGTTGTGATCCAGCTGTTCAGCCACCAGGACCCATGCCCGGTGATGATCGTGCAGCCGGTGAAGGAAGACGCCGAGGGCTACAGCAAGGAGGAAGTGAAGCCGCTGTTTGAAGACACACCGGTGCTGCGTGGGTTGATCTCAGAAAGCAAGGCACGCAACACCGCGAGCAACACGATTCTGCTGAAGCAGCTGAGCAATGGCGGGCTGATCGACATCGTGAATGCTGCCAGCGGCCGCAGCTTCAGGCGCAAGTCCAGGAAGGTGGTGCTGTTCGATGAGGTGGACGCCTACCCCAAGCTGGACGAGGGCGACCCGATCAAGCTGGGCCGCAACCGGGCGGACTACTACTGGGACCGCAAGATCGGGTTAGGCGGCACGCCGATCTTCAAGGGTGGCAAGACCGAGGAGTGGTTTCTGCGTGGTGACCAGCGGCGGTTCTATGTGCCGTGTCCGTTCTGCCAGGCGATGCAGGTGCTGCGATGGGAGCAGATGCAGAAGGAAGGCAGCGCGGCTGGCACGTATCAGTGCGCGAACTGCATGGAGCTGATACCGCACAGCAAGAAGCGATGGATGGTGGAGCGCGGCGAGTGGCGTGCGACAGCGATCAGCCAGCAGCCGGGCCTGGCCAGCTTCCACATCTGGGCGGCCTACAGCTACTCACCAGCAGCTGATTGGAGCGTGCTGGTTCGTGAGCACGCAGAAGCGCTCGAGGCAATGCGCAAGGGTGACCCGGATGCAATGCAGACGTTCCACAACACGGTGCTGGGTGAACCGTGGGAAGACAGCATCAGCGGCAAGCTGACCGGCGATGGCTTGGCCGAGCGCCGCAAGAACGAAGCAGCCGGCAACGGCTACCTGGAAGACACAGTGCCTGATGGCGTGCTGCTGATCACCGCCGGCGTTGACGTGCAGGGCGGCGGCGGCACCAGCGGTGAGCGGTTGGTGTTGACGGTCTGGGGCTGGGGCCGCGGTGAGGAAGGCTGGCACCTGGGGCACTGGGAGATCGACGGCGACCCGCAGCAACCGGAGACGCTGGCGCAGTTGGATCAGATCGCCAGGACCAAATGGCGCAAGGCCGATGGCACCGAGCTCAAGCTGACCATGGGCGGCATTGACGACGGCGGCTATGCCACGCATGAAGTGCGTGATTGGTGCCGCAGCCGCACGTCCAGCTGGGTGCCGATGAAGGGCGCACACCAGAAGGGCAAGCCGCTGATTGGTCGTGGTGTGCCGGTGGACGTGAACCGCAAGAACCAGGGTGTGACCAAGCGCGGCGTGCTGCTGTTCAACGTGGGTTATGACGCCAGCGTGAACCACCTGCAGGGCAGGCTGCGCAATGAGCAGCCCGGGCCTGGCTACCTGCATTTCGGGATGGCAGCGACGGATCAGTTCCTGGCTGAGCTGTTCCCGTGGAAGCGGATGCCAAAGCGCGACAAGGGCCAGACGACCTACAGCTGGGTGCTGCCATCAGGCGCACGCGATGAAGGCGGCGACTGCACGCGGATGGCGTATGCGGCATTGCAGCTGGTGGCACGCCGGTACAACAGGGCAACAATGTGGGAGCAGCTGGAGCAGCAGCTGAAGCAGCAGGGCAGCCAGCCAGCAGCAGCTGCAAAGCGGCGGCCGCCGGTGGCATCACGCCCTGGAGGATTTGTCTCGGGCTGGTGATTCATAGCCTGAGCCGGGAGGCTTTGCGATGACAGTTCCGGCGGCAATTCGAGCTGGTGACACGGTGCAGTGGATTGAGCCGGCTGCGTTGGATCTTGACGGTGCAGCGGCTACATCAGCCAGTTGGAGCTTCACGACGTTTCTGAGATTCAACGCCACCAACGAAGGCGCGACGGTTACGGGCACAGCGCGCAGTGATGGCGGCTGGCTGATGGCAATCCCAGCTGGCACCAGTGCTGGATTTGATGCGGGCGTGTGGAGCTGGCAGAGCAGGATCAGCAGCGGCGCCACGGTGATCACGGTGGGCAGCGGCATCACGGAGGTGATGCCAAGCCTGAGCTATGTGAGCAACCCGGCGGCATTTGATGGCCGCAGCCAGGCCGAGCAGGACCTCGAGGCAGTGCAGGCTGCAATCCGGGCGATTGTGGTGAAGGGCGCCAAGCAATACACCATCGGCAGCCGCAGCTTCACCGCGATCGACTTGGCGCAGCTGATGGAGCGCGAAGCGCAGCTGAAGGCGATCGTTACCAGGGAGCGTGCTGCCGAGAAGGTGGCTGCGGGCCTTGGTGATCCGCGCAATCTGTTCGTGAGGTTCGGCGCATGAGCAAGCGACAGCGCAAGCAAGCCAAGCCAGCAGCCAGTCGCGGCCGGCGTGCGTATGAAGGCGCGGTAGTCAGCAGGCTGACCTCCGACTGGGTGACCAGCAGCACCAGCGCTGACGCTGAGATCAACAGCAGCCTGGTGCGCCTGCGCAACCGCAGCCGCCAGCTGGTGCGCGATAACGCCTACGCGCGGCAGGCATTGCGCGCGATTGCCTGCAACGTGATCGGCCATGGCATCCGCCTGCAGGCGCA